CCCTAATGGGGCGCCTGGCTTCGATGCCAAACTCAGATCAGAGATAGGAGGAGCCGTGTACAAGCAGGACCCGGTTGAAGACCACTACCCGCAATCAACCCCTTACACCTACAAGGTGCGGGGGGCTAACGCGGCTGAGGTCGAGACTAAGTCCGGCACGTTCACGACTTCTTCACGTTCGTACAAGTCGCAATATGGTTGGAGGGGACCTCGAAGTTCCGATTCGTTCGGGACCGAACACGCCGATGGCTTCGGCGGTCGATCCTGGGGTAAGGCAACTGGACATATCGTGGAGGCAGACCGCCTCGAACGAGCTACCACGCCTCACCCTTTGGTAAGGACCCCTTCACTCCCGGTTCATGACCGGGACTATGTTACGCTGGAGGTTGCCATTGCCGACTACGCTGGTGGGTGGGTGCATCACGCCAACCCTATTTACAGCCATGTCGGTACCGAGCAGAAGTTCATGCTCGGCCTCCGGTATCCGACCCCCGGGAACTTTGTGCCCGGGGCGATGTCATCCAGTCTTGAACTGGAGCTCCGAAAGGAGTTAGACTCGAAATTACGAGCAACCCGTCCGACCATCCCAGCTGTGGGGCTCACTCGAGCCATCCTTGAACTTAAGGATTTTCCGCAGTTAGTGGAGTCTGTCAGGCGCTTGTCCCAGAAAAAATGGGACGGTGTCGGTAGTCACTACTTGGGTTACCAGTTCGGCATTGCGCCTTTGGTTAGCGATGTTAGGAAGAGTGCGGAGGCGATCATTAACTTTGACCGTCACCTTGAACAATTCCTTCGCGATTCTGGTAGGTTGGTGCGGCGTTCTGTGAAAACCGTTAACCGCTCCTCTAACTCGGGGAGCAATCCTGTGCTGGCTTTTGGGCCCGCGCAGCCCGGTATTAAAACCCGGGTAACGGAATCTTATCAGGACGTCGTAGAGACAACGACTGCGAGTGCTTTTTGCTTGTGGGAGTATTTTGCGGGCGACCCTACGGGTGCCCTTGCGTCCCATCATTCGGCCTTGGCAAAGGCGGACTACGTTCTAGGTACGAAACTAGACGCAGCGACGGTGTGGGCGTTGGCTCCGTGGACGTGGATGATCGACTGGTATGTCCAAATCGGTTCGCTACTGGCGTACCAGCAGGATGTAGCCGATCATTCCTTGGCGATGCGGAGGTCCGGTTTCGTCACGACGCGCGAGCGTCTTGTGACTGCCGGGGCCAACTTCCAAATTTCCTTTGGCGACGGTGTTCCTCAGCCCAAAGTGCCCCTCGCCGCGGTCTCCCGCGGTGTAAGGTACAAAAGGCGAAAGGCTCCGTCCCCTTACTCTCTGATCAAAACTTGGGATGAGCTCGACTCGTTTCAGGTGTCTATCCTTGCGGCCCTAGGGCTGCAGAAGAAGGGCTGGTAGACAAGCTACCGGCTCCGTTAGGAGGCGCGATCGCATAGCCTTTGTTACCCAACCTCAATTAAGGAGTTTCACCCATGGCATTCTCAGACCCACAGTCCGTTACTTTTGACGGCGCCGCTAAGTCCCTCCCCCGTACGGGTGCAGGGGCGACATCGGGCCTCTTCCGGTCTCCTGACCAGAAGTTTAGGCTCGTCATCGCCCACAACACCACTAAGGGTGGTCGGGTACAGCACGTCGCTCGTCTTGAGCTCGCGGACATTGTGGCTAATCCCCTAGTCCCGTCTACCAACTCCGCCATCACGGCGGCTGCCACCTTTACGGTGAATCAGCCGTCTAACGGTCTGGATGCAGAGACGATCAAGGATTTGGCCGCAGCACTCGTCGCATGGGCTACCGAGGGTAACCTTGTCAAGCTTGTGACTGGCGAGAGCTGACGTGAGCTGAGCTGCCTGGGCTAGGACTGGAACAACCGACCTGGAAGGACGGGATCCATGAAAAGCCTAGAGCTCACCACCACCATGCTACAAGAGCTTGGTGTCAAGTATAGCATCGAAACCACCAGAGACCGCAAAACGGTCTCCGAAAGGTGCGCGAAGGAGGGCGAGTCGTTTCTCACGATTACGCTCCCCAACCTTGAGAAGGCGCTTTTAACGGCGCTCGACCAGGGCTTTTTCGTCTCCGACCTCTGGCCCGGCTTTCGCCGGGGTAAAGGGGGTCTCCCCGCATTTATGCAGGGTTTCCTTCGACGGATTTTCGCGCGCCACGAAGGTGGCAAATGGTACATCGAAAACGATTCCGTGACTGTCGCATCATTAGTCCGGGACCTTCGTCAGGTCCTGGCCCTACACGGGAAGATCTTCCGTGTTTGTAGCCCTACGCGTGAGCGTCAGGCCAAGCGGCAGTTTGTTGAAACGGATCGTGCGTTGGATTACACTCTGTCTCCTTTAGTTATGGAGCTCTTCCAAGAGCTCTATGGCGAAGCCCTCCACAGGGTGGAGAAGCGGTTGTTTGATGGTGATGGCCTGGTCATGAAACACGGACCCGGCGCTGTGGCAGAACGTTTGTCGCAGAACCAGAAATGGACATTTCCATATTGGACGACTGCTCTGCAGAGTGTCCTCCCCTGGTGGGAGTCCATACGGACTCCTGGGGAAGTCATCTGTGAAGGTGACGACGCTGCGCCCGAAATGCTGGACGCAAAGCCTTCCTCTAGGTTGGTTAGTGTCCCCAAGACAGCCAAGGCCCCTCGCTTAATCGCGATTGAGCCCGTTGCGCACCAATTTGTGCAGCAAGGTCTGTTTTCCCTCATTGAAGACGAGGTCTGTAAAACTCCGGTCTGGCGCGCCATCAACTGGCGTGACCAAGAACGAAACAGGAATCTCGCCCGAGAGGGCTCACGGGATGGTCGTCTCGCGACGATCGACCTGTCGGAAGCTTCCGATAGGGTTTCGTGGGGACTCGTTAAGGATCTCTTGTCGAGACATCGTTATCTTTTGCGGTGGATCGATGCGTGCCGAAGCGAGAGCATCGATGTGGACGGCTCCAATCTGAGCTTAAAAAAGTTCGCGTCTATGGGCAGTGCTCTGACATTCCCGATAGAGACGATGGTGTTTTACGCCATCGCCCTCGCCGGGGTGGTAGAGAACGTACCTGAGGCCCGCCGACTCGCCAGAAGCGATGAGGTCAAGGTCTCGGCTTATGGGGATGATATTGTTGTCCCCGCGAGCAAGATGCACAAGGTCGTCAGTACGTTGGAGGCTCATGGCTTCCGCGTCAACGCTGCTAAGTCTTTTGGACTTGGGCTCTTTAGAGAGTCTTGCGGCGGTGACTACTTCGCGGGTGTGGACGTTGGTATAGTCCGCGTTCGCGCAGCTGTCGACGATTCCCGTACACCTGAGTGGGTGGAGAAGACGCTAAACCTTCGGAACCGGTTGTTTGACGCCGGCTACTATGGTTGCACGTCTGTGGTCGATAAGTGGTTGGGGGACAATGTTCCCTACCTGCCTGTCGGCCACCCCTCGCTCGGGCGGTGGACTTACGACGAAGAGAAGCTGACCAGCCGATTCAACTCGGATCTGCAGCGGTTGGAATACCGCAGCCTGGTCATCCGTCGTAACAAGCCGTCTGATCCGTTGAGCGGCTGGGCCGCTTTGCGGAAGTGCCTCATACCTCGTCGCGGTGATAAACCGCTAGAGGAGAAGCACCTGCAGGAGACGGGGCGCCCCCGAAGCGCCAGTACAAAA